AGCAGGTTTTCGTGGACGTCGTGGTGCCAGACGCGCCCCGAGGCAAAGGCCGTGCGGCGGATGATGCGCTCGCGTTGCAGCTTCTTGCCGGTCCCCCGCACGTCGTAAGGGCATCGGAGCATGAGCACGTCTTCCGTGAGTTCCTTGAGCCTTTCGCGCAGGTCCGTCGCGTCGGTCAGCACGTCGTCGCAGTCGGCCCAAAGAAGCCAATCGCCGGTCCCTTGCGCGAACGCTTGGTTGCGAGCCCTCGCGAACGAATCGACGTGCCGCCACGCCTGCGCAGTGACGCCGTTGCGGTAGTCCGAGAAGACAATCGGGACCGCGTTGCGCTCGCACCATTCGCGCGCGAGCTGTTCGGTGTCGTCCGGTTCCTGCGAGCCGATGGCCCGCACCAGTGAGAGTTCGTCGATGATGCCGACGAACGAATCGAGCATGGTTCGGATGTGCGCGGTTTCGTTACCGGCAATCACGCAGAGGGAGATTGTCATGTTGTGTGTTGCCTCCGGTGTGGCGAATCGCGCCGCAGCGTCAAAACAAAAAGCCCCACGCGGTGAGGCGTGGGGCTGTTCTGAAACCTAGTTTCGATTAGCTGAACTGAGTCGTTATAAGCTGACCCGCGTTCGCATTGACCACCTTCTCGGCCACAAAGTGCGACGCCCGCACGATGTTCGATTTAATCGCCTCTTCGCGATAGGTTGAGACACCGATTGCAGGGCCATACTCTGACCAGTTGAGCGTGAAGCCTGCGCCACCTCCGAAGAAACCGGCAGACGCCTGCGTGACCGAGCCGACCCAGATAAACGTATTGGCCCAGACATTACCGGCAGCAAATGCGACACCCTCGGGGGCTGTATCATATGAAGCCCTACCAATCTGGACGGAAGCCACACCGAATACCTCCGCCGCCGCTTGCGTCGAGGCGTTGAGGATGGTGTCGGACGAAATGCCAGCGCCGCGAAGGCGGTTCTGGAACTTCGTGCTCGCACGGATGCGGGTCCACACTGGATACGGGATGATGACGGACAGGTTCGTGACGCTCTCGCCCTTCGCCAGCAAGCGGTCGATTGCCTCCTGCACGTCAGCGCCCGCATCGAAGGTCGCCAAATTGGCGGTCGTGTAAGCGGTGCCGGAGTTCGTCGCGGTAAACGTGGAATTGTCGAACAGTTTTGCAGCAACGCGCAGTTCGTGCGCGAGGAGCAATTTCCGTTTAGCGAGTTTCGCCGCGATGACTTCGGCGTCGAAGAATCGGGCAACGTCGAGCGTCACTGTATCGTCTACGGCCTCTTCGTATCCATATTCCAACGCCGTGTAGGTGTCTTGGTTAAACGCACGCGTGCCGCGCGGATAGGCGCTGTATGCAGCGCGGTTCTTTACGTCACTCTTGAGGAGCTGGCCTTCTTTGAGAACGAAGGAAGGGTATTGGCCGGCGCGCACGGGCACGTCGAGGATGGGCATGACGGCGGTGCCGATGAGTCCGGCCTCGAAGTCTTTTGCCTGCTCGACTACTCCGGCGATGTCGCCGCGAAAAATGGCTGCTGAATTTGTATACATGGTAAGATTTTTTTAGGGTTTAGATGTTCTTGACGATCATCTCGATGATCGCGCCAGCGTCAGACGCTGTAGTGAGCGATTTGCCCACCGTTACACTTCCTGTAATCGCCACCTGACCTGACGCTACGCTGAAGACCGTGTCACCTACGGTGACCGGCCCAGCGAGCAGAGTGGCTTTGATGGTGGTGCCACCGAGGAACTGCACGGTGACTTGATCGCCCGAGGCGGCGTCGATCAGAGCGACTCCGTCAGGAAGGGAAGCGGTGGCGGCAAGACCGACGCCGCGGTTGGAGGAAATGGACACGAGGCGGAACGCGGTGATAGCCGAGTTTGCGACGAACGTGCCCGCATTTTGGAATGAAGTAGCCATGTTAGTATTTTTAGAGTTTCACGAGTTCGCCGCTCTGCACGCGCGCACGGTAGGCGGCGTAAAGGTCAGCATGATTTTTGACCGCGAAGGAGATCGCCGAGGATTTGTCGCCCTTGAGCTCAGTGGCTTTGGCGGCGACGATGTCCTCGAATTTCTGCGCTTGCGCGACTGGTTTAGGAGCTTCCGCCGAGGCGATCGGAGCGGCTGGCGCACCGAAGGACTTGGCAAATTCTTTGACCGCAGCGAGCGCAGCGGTGTTCGCGGCGAGCTGCACGACTTCGTTCTGCGCGCTCATGGCGGCAGGCTTGTCTTCTTTCGGAGCGAGAGCTGCTTCGAGCTTCGCGACTTTTTCGTTCATGCTCATCATGGCACTTTGGATCATGCCCTCGATGGCCTTTTTCATGTCGTCATTCATAGGTAATTCGATTTCGATTTCTGCTTCGGATTGCTCGGATTCGACGCTCTGAAGTTGTTTCAGTTTGCGCGCGAAGAGACCTGCGTTTGCGGCTGGCTCTGAAACGAGATCAACCGAGTAGATTTCCGAGCACCGTTGCAAAGTCGTGAGTTTGTCCGCGCTCTTCTCCGACGGACCCGAGAACGCAATCGAGAGCCCGAACGTGTCAGGAATCCGCTCGGCGATCTCTAGAATGTAAGCGCGGTGCACCGAGGATTCGAGCAGATGCAAATCGCCGAGTAGCTTCTCGCCCTCGATGCGCAGCGTGTCGATGTAGCCGACGATGTCGCCTGCGCCGCCAGAGTGGTCGAGCTTCACCTTGAGCCCGCCCGAGTATTGCTCGGCGGCTTTCTTGACCTGCTCTAGCGTCTTGTCATCGATCATCACGCCGTGGCCGAGCGCCGGTCCTTTGGTGATGAGCGAGACGCCGCGAATGATTCCGGTCTGTGCGTCGATGACGCCTGCGGAGGCTGCGAATGTGATGATGGGTTCCATCGCCAAGGCGACGGCCGTCAAAACTAGTCCTTCAGCTTAGCCTCGCGCCGCCACCGCCAGAGCAGAAACGCGATGCCGAGGAGCGTGCCGACGAGCGCGGCGACCTCGTTCACTTGCGATAGGCTCATCATCGCGGCGGCTGGCGTTGCGGCGGTGAGGGTGGCTTTTATGTTGTCGGAATTCATTTTGATTTTCGCGCCATGCGGTCCCCGAACCACCACCCTACGCAATTAAATGCGGCGAAATTGATCTGTTCCACCATCGGCGCGCGCTCTGGTCCGACTGAGTGGAAATACACCACCGTCGCCACACCGACCAAAGTCAAAGTGATGAACGGCCTAAAGAGCGTAATGATGTTCGCGCACCACGGCGCGACGTTGCTTGGCACGGTCGCGGCCTGCTGGCTCGCTGTAAACGCCGACCACGCTGCGGCGTCGGCTGCGATGCCGGCCATCGTCTTCGCCTCTTCGATCTTCCGCGCGTGGTCCTTGCCGGCCTTGTATTCCTCGAAGAAGCCATTGCCGATGCGGAGAATCACACCGAGCGCACCACCACCGAGAGCGTTGCCAAGCAAATCGAGGAGGTTCATTTCTTTTTGTTGATTATCTCAAACAGACTCTTGGCTTTTTCCTCCAAAACAGACACGCGGTTTTCGAGCTTGGAGAGGACGGCAATGAGCATAATGCCGCCGAGAATTATCGGCCACCCCTTCACGAGGATTTCAAGTGCGTCCATGGTTACGGCGTCCAGACATAGACCCGCGCAACGATGCCGACGAAGTTCTCGGCGGTGACGCGCACCTTGTTTTCGTATGCTTTGTTTCAGAGACCGGTCATAATCCAGCCGCCAGCGTCAAGCTGGGCGGCTTGGTGCATCGTGTTGGAGCCCGCGACGTAGTTGATTGAGTAGATCACGAGCGCGCCCGTCGTGATGTCGCCGTAGCGCAGGCTCGTGCTCGGCACCGCGTAGGCCATCACCGTCGCCAGCGGGTCGGTGCCCTTTGGCGCGGCAGCGATGTAGGGAGCCATCGAGCCCGTGCCTAGCACCGCCACGGACCCGAGCCCCGCCAGCGTCCGCGCCTCTTCCTGCGACTTGGCCACAATCCGCAGCGGCAACCCCGCCGTGAGCACCCGCTCACTCCGCAGCGCAAGCCCCAGCACGACCACGAGGCCGAGCGCGAGCACCGCGAGGAGGAGTGAGCGGCGTAGCGTCACGGCGTTGGCTTGTCAGCGGCAGCGGCCTTGAGCTGTTCGATCTCCGCCAGCGCAGCCGCAAGCGAGTCCACCAGCAAGTTCAAGCTCTGCTGTTGGAGTTGCTGCACGATCGCGGATTTGTGTTCTTCTTTGGTCATGGTAGAAGTTCAAACCCAGCATTGACCGCAAGGACGCCAGCAAACGTCGCGTCGTCCGTCCACGCCGCGCATTGCTCTGCCGTCGCGGGCACGAGGCCAACGGGCATGATCTCAACGCCCTCCGCGTCGAGCAGGTGGCAGTCGGCCACGGCGGTGGGTTGCGTGTATTGGATGTATCGGACTTCAAACAAAGTTCCGACTTTAGGCTGGGCGGGTGAGCCCATTGTGTAGGGAGCGATTGGGATGGTCATGGGTGTAAATTAAATTAGGGTTACGGTTTTCGTGACTCCGTTGATGCGGATGAAAAGGCCCGCCGTGGTGGACCACATATCGCCGTTTGTTGGAGATGTTGGAGCGGTGCCGTGCGGGATTCGCAGCGGCGCAATACTTGTGGTTGCGGCTGGTGCGATCACGGTGCCCCCAAAGGTTGCGGCTCCACCCACAGACAGAGCGCCCGATTGATTTAGTGATACAGCACCTGCGCCGCTTGCTGTAAATATGTTGATCGTTTTTGCATTATCGTCCCAGTAAAAGCCGTTGTTTGTCGTGTCGCTGACAGCGACCAAGTATCCGCTTGCGTGTCCATTTTTAGTAATTTCTCCGGCAAAACTTATGCCCGAATTTGCCGCCAAAGCCCCACCCACCGTCACCGCGCCCGCGAAGGTGGCAGCTCCGGTGGATTTAAGAAGGCTGAATTTTACGCTTCCAGTGGTGTTGTCTTGAATCGAGAAGGTTCCGTCAGCTCGCCCAAAACCGTCTGACGCGCCCGCTATTGAAAAAGCCCACGATTGAGCGGTCCCGTTAGATTTGGTTAACCTTATTTCTGCGCGGTCGGAACTCGAAGATGTGTTTTCGGAAATTACTACTCCGGGGACGCTAACCGTCACCGCGCCCCCGAAATAGCTCGCCGCACCCGTAGCCAGCCCACCCGTGACCACTAGCGCACCTGCGCCTGCGGAGCCTGCGGTGGTGGAGGAGATGGAGACGTTTCTTGTCGAGGTCGCAATCACCATTGCTGACACGCCCGCATCTACGCCAAGGTTAAGGTTCCGACCAGATGCTGACGAAATTGAAAGACTGTACGCCGCGCTTCCGGTAATGATTCCCCCGCCCGTGCTTGATTCCTGACCAAAATAGGAAGTGCCACCACTTGAGTTAAAAGTTTGATACACCTGCGCGGTTAATGTGGCAGGGGAAAATACCAACGCGTTATTATTTGCAGTTGTGGTAATTGCACCCGCAAACGTAGCCGCCAGCGTGCTACTGGTGAGCGTCAAAGCCGTGCCGCCCGTGCCGAGGCCGAGCGTCAGGTTGGTCGCGGCGGGGGAGGTGAGGGTTGCGGAGATCGGCGTGGTGAGCGTCGGGCTCGTCGCAAAGACGTTTGCACCCGTGCCCGTCTCGTCGGTCAGCGCCGCCGCGAGATTTGCCGAGGATGGCGTCGCGAGGAACGCAGCCACGTTTGCGCCGAGACCCGAGACGCCGGTTGAAATCGGAAGGCCGGTAGCGTTGGTGAGCGTGCCGCTCGCGGGCGTGTTGAGAATCGCACCCGCGCCCAGCGTCGCCACGCCCGAGACGGAGAGCGTGCCGGTGACGCCCAGCCCCGTCGTCGCGACATCGAGCACCTTCGCGCCGCCAGCAGCCACGCCGAGATTGTTCGCGCCGATTCTGAACAGCCCCGTGTCTTGGTCTGCGTCAAACGCAAGGCTCGGATTTCCGACAGAGCCCGCAGCCGCGTGCACGCTGCCGGTCGGGGTGATTGTGCCGGTAACGGTCACGCCCGTGGTCGTCATCGTCGCACGGCTCACGCCAGCGACCGCGAAGCCCATCACGTTTGCGCTCGCGCGGAAAAGTCCGGTTGTGGGTTCGTTGGTAAAGTTGAGCGAAGGAGCCGCCGCCGTGCCGTCGTCGAGCGTGATGTTCCCGTCCGTCGCGCTGATCGTGATCGAGCCCGCGCCATTCGAGATCGCGATGCCGGTGCCAGCGGTGAGCGTCGAGTTGACGAACGCCGAGCCGTTGCCGATTAGAAGCTGCCCGTTGCTCGGCACGGGCACCAAGTCCGTCATCGAGGTAACGCCCCCGCCTCCGCCCCCGTTGCCGCGCGCTGCGCTCAGAGTCCAGTCGCCAGCCGTGCGGCTCGGGCGCTCGCGGTTGCCGTCGATGTTCGACACGAAGCTGTCGCCGTTGATCGTTACGAGATCGAGCCGCTGGTAAGTTTCATCGGGCATCCAACGTCCACGAGGATTAAGCCCGCGCGGTTCGGCGAACTCCTTGCGAAGCTGGTCGATTTCGCCAGCGCGCGGGAAGCGCGAGAGTTCGTCTGTGACGATTTCTTTGACGGCGTGCGTGAGCATTGAAGCCGCGTCCTCGATGCGCGCCTCGGCCTTCGCTAGCAGATTCGCGTTCTCCACTCGCTCGGCCATGAGCACCGAATACTTTGCGGCGGTCGTGATTTCCAGAGCCTTCGCGAGTTCGTCAATCTTCGCGGTCAGCGCCACGCTGATTTTCGCGTGTTCGTCGTTCGCGCGGGCGATTACTAGCTGCTCAAGCTCGGAGCGAATCGCGGGCTCGGCCTCTTCGAGGTTGCGCTCGATTTCCTCCGACAAGTGGTCGCGAAGTTGCGGCATCGAATCGACGAGCTGCTTGAGCTCGGCGCGCTGTAAGACTGCCAACTCAATGAGGTGGTCGATTTGAAATTGCGTGTCGTTCATGTGATTATTTCCCAGCCTTCGGATGCTTGCTCGGCAAGAGGTCGTTGTCGGTGACGTATTTTGGATTCTCGGGGCGTCCGTTTTTCAGCAAGTAGAGGTAGGCGTTCACGCGTGCAAACGCCCATTGCTTCGCCGAGGAAACGGTCGGCGAATGGGAGCCGGTAAACGCTCCGAGCCCGCGCTGATAAACGGTCTTGAGTTGTCCGATTGTGACGCCGTATCCGAGCTTCGCTTTGTGCTTCTCATTGAACTCGTCGGCCTTGGTTTGCAGCGTCTCCTCGACATCCTTCGCGACTACTGCGCCGCGAGTGTTAGACGCATCGCCCTTCGCGGTTCCTTCGCCTTGCGGGTCCTTGTTCGGCGTGTCCGACTTCGGAGCTTTGTCCGACGCGACGATTGCGCCGCGCTCGCCGACCTTTGCGAAATGCCCCTCGTGCTGCCTCATGCAGACGGCGTTGCGCTGCTCCGCGTCGGGAAATTCAGCGGTTGAGACTGGGTCGGCCATGCACCGCGTCATGAAATCCCCGTGATCTTCATCCGCGTTCGGAGTCGGCAACTCGTATTTCTTCGTCGCTAGCTCGATGATGCTGCGCCCACCGAGCACGCTTTGCTTCGTCTGCTCGATAACGCCGAGCTGCTTCGCGCGGTATTGCTGCACGGCGTCGAGCCAGTCCGCAGAACCGAGCGGCGTCTTGAGTGCGAAGTGATGCTGCACCTGCTCCGATGCGACCGCGAGAGACTTCTTGTCCTCCGCCTTGTTCAGCCGCTCGACGATCGCCGTGGCCCACGAATAACCCTCATCACCGCCCCAGCCGTTCCACGCCTGCCATCCCTTGCCCTGCTCGCTCCACGTCTCACCTTGCTTGTCGGCCTCATGCCGGTCGAAGAACGCCTTCATGCGCCGCACGGTGTCCTCGGACATCGGGCGCTTGTTGATAAGATCGCGAGCCCGCGCGATGCCGACGCTGGTCATGCCGCGTTGCGACATCGGCTTTTTCTCGCGGATGGCGAGCGCACGGCGCGCGTTGTCGGCCATTGCGTTTGTCGGGATGTAAGAGCCATCGGCGAAGTTGATCGTGACGAGGTTTGCGCTGTTCTCGACCTGCTCGACGGGCTCAGCCGGTGCGGGCTCAGCCGGTGCCGGTGCAACGCTCGCCGCCTGCGCCTCGGCCGCGCTGACGCCCACCGCGTCGCCTGCTGCGGCTGCGGCCGCTGGCGTGCTTGGCAACGAGTTCGTCGTGAGCCTAATCGCCGTCTCGGGAACGCCATACTTTTCGGCGAGCTGCTTAACGTAAGCGGCCTCGATTGCGATCTGCTCAAGTCGCGTGAAGGCGTCCGTGCCTTCCTCGGCTGCGATCTCTTGGAGTGACTTCGCGCCCTGCCGATTCTCGTTCATGTTCGCGGCCGACTCGCGGCCCACGTCGATCGAGAGCTTCGCGGGAAAACGCCACTCGCCCGAGGTCGCGCGACGCAACGCGTGCACCATCGTCTCGCCGGCCAGAAGCGGAGGCGGTGAGATTTCCCCGCGCGCGATGGCGTCGAGAATCACGGCGTCCTTAATCGGGTCGAGAACCTTGTCGGTGAGCACGCCCTGCTGGCGCGTAAACACGCGGTCGGCTGCGGCGAACTCGGCGCGGACGCTTGGGCCTTTATACGCCTGTGTCCCGAACAACACTCCCTCGGGCACGCCCACGCCCAGAGCAATCTCGTGCATGAGATGCTGGACGAAGCCGGTGAACGCCTGCGACGGACGCGATGGCATTACCTCGACGCGGTCCGAGTTCTGGAAGTATCGAATCATGCCGACCTCGGTCAGCTCGTTTTTCTGCTGCTGCCCGCTCGGGAGCGAGAGCGCGGGATTCGGCTGGAATAGGTTGCGCGGATTCGCGATGCCTCGGTCGTTGAAGATGAGCGCGGCCTGTTGCGATGAGAAGCGCACGCCCGCCTTCTCGGCTTGCAGGATGTCGTGGAGCATCCGCGCGGTCTGAATCGCTGCGTGGAAATCAGTAATGCCGCGATACTGGTCCACCCGAAATGGGTCGAGGTAGTGACAAAACTGATTCGCGGGAATGTCCTCCGCGCCGAAGTAAACGCCGTCCCGCGTGACTCGGTAAATCCGATACGCAACCGGCTGTCCGAAGTCGTTCGTGACGATGCCTTGAAAGTAGTTGTTTGACGCGACCGCCGTGTCATTCGGATTGCCGATGCGCGTCGCGGGCACGAGTTGCAGCTTGAGCCCTTCGCCGCTGCGACGAATCACGAAGCCACAATCGCCATCGACCGGACGCTCTTCTGCGGCGAGCTGCACGAGCTTCTTGAAGCTGTGCCGGTTCGTCACGTCGCACGTCTTGCACCACGCGTGGAAATACTCGCTGATTGTCTGGTTGTAATCGCGATCACCGGTCGTCGGCGAATACTCGTTTGGCGTGAGATACGTCCCGAACTTGCGGGAAATTTCGCGAGCCTCTGGGAAGTTCTGCACCAAGTCCTGCGCCTCATACATCATGACCACGCGGTCGCGCTGGTTCTGCGAGCTCTCCGTTGGCTGCGCGTATTGTTTCGGAGCGTAAAGCCGATTCGTCCGCGCCGCATTGTATTCGAAAAGTGATTTCGCGACGCGAGCCTCCAGCCGTTTCAGCGCCCACGTCGGCGCGATGTTTTCGAGCGCGCGGTCGAGCCACGGTTTCTGGGCG